ATTATCATCAGTTCCTATAGGTATTGATCTTGAACTCCAGTTAACATCACCTAATTCAACAGTTGATAAACTAGTCCAATCGATATAGTTGTCTGTTGATTGTATTTCCATACTTGGATTAAACAATGCTAATAATTGTTCTAATAGCTGTAACTTCATTGTAGTGTTTGATGTCCATATATCTAATTGTATACTTAGGTTATATGGTACTGGCATTAGTCTCTCTACTGTAAATGCGTTACCTTGGGTCTTCTCAAATGATTGGGAATTTTCGTCCCAATTTCTTTGCTTAAATGATTTTTTATCAACAAAGTAAGGTTCTTGGACACGTTCACGAGCATATTTTAATTCAGTAACGTGGAAGGTCATCATCGGAACATTAGGCAGTTTATTTCTTGAATTTTCTGCGATAATAGTTGCGGCCTGCCTACTAGCATCTCCATACCTAATAGGTACTCTAGTTAATGTTGGTGCACCTGATGAGTCCCTACCATATTCAACTTGAAAGTTTGAAAACATTCGTGTGAATTGTAATAAGAAACGTCTTATTTGATCATCATAAAAAAATTGTTGTAGAGCCATTAGTTGTCCTTAGTAGGTTTCAACACATCACTTAGTGCCTGCCTACTTGGTATGTTGCCTCGTTCCTTAGTGCTAATAACATCAGCATTATTAAAGAATGAGCTTTGTTGAGATTTATTTAATGCACCTGGAGTTAACTCTGTTCTTACATTGTCTTCTACTTTCACCCATCTTGCTCCATCATATCTAAATAGTCTGTTTGGAAAGAAATCTAATCTTAACGCATAGGCTCCTGTTGCAGGATTGCTAGGAAAACTAATTCCTGGAGTAACTGGTAAGCCGTTTGGCGGTACATCGTTCCCTGTATTATAACCAACTAAGTATCCATCAACTTTAGGAGTTACTCCTGGAATACTTACGCCATCAGCAGTAACAGTAGCTGGATTCGCCGGTTGTCCATCTACAGTAGCAGTAACATAGAATGCAGTATTATCGTACCCACTCTTAGGAACTTCAACCTCTGCTTGTTGTACAATAGCATCATTGATTGATAAATTTTTATCTTTAGTTGATAAAAAGTCTTCTAATGTTCCTGCGTCAGGATTATCTGGATCCATGGGTTTGTCAAGTATATCGTCAAACTCTTGACTTGCAGTTAACGGTGTTGCTTTAACACGCCATAGATGAGGCATCCATGTTTGCGAGAATCCTTCACTAGCAAAACTAGCATCTTGGATTACATAAAACTTAGGTAATGCTTTTGGACCACTTGTGTCTAGTGGGTGGTAATCTTTTAAATTCGGTATTTCAATAACATCGCCGTTCATGAGCTTACGCCCTAAATTATCAACCATGTCGTTGTAGTGGAATGTTATAAACAACGTATCACCGTTTAAAAATAAACCAAACTGGCTCAGGTCAAAGTCAATATCCTGTACATTATACACTCCACGCATGGTGTAGATACTGTCGTCATATTCTCGATCTCTATTTTCTAAAAATAGTAAATCTTCTATAAACAATGGATTTGACTCATCATATGTAGGTCTTGTTGCGTCACCACCCTCGTGCCCTTCTCTAGTAGAACTATCTCCTACTACTTTGGGTCCAAGGTATTTGTGTACAAAGATATCTAATCCGCCCACAGTATACATTTCGTGGATAGTCTTGTCTAAAAACTTATAGTCATTAGTCTTTGTTGATTTGTAATTACTAAGTCGTGGCATCTGTTATTCCTATATCGTAGTATTTATCGAACCTTTTGGTTGACCATAAAATAGGAAAGTATTATAATAGCTTGACTATTTAAATGAAAGGCAGTAAAGTTCACTAAATGTTACAAATAGACACATCACAAGATTGGCCTGGGATAGAGCAAGATTTACAAGAATCAACCAAAAATCTATCCTTAACAGTACAAAAAGACTTAGAAAAGATAAACAAAAACATCTGTAGTCTGATTTCTGAGTTAAGTAAGTCTGAAGTTGACTGCAGAAGAGCACACAAACCTACTAGGCAATTTATAGAAATAAGAGAGAACTGTAACACTATGATTAAAGAATATCAAAACATGATTATTATGGGAGCATTACTTTGACATTTAAAGCTATTAAACCGCAAATAGAAGATATGAAAGCAAAAGGTCCCGAGCCGGAGTTTAAAGAACAGCCAGCCCAGGAAAATAGACGATCAGCAATAATGTGGTCGTACAACTGGTATTCTTATATCTGTGACAAGAAACAAGCAAAGAAATGGATAGTGCAATGGCTAACAACAAATAGTCATGTCCCACTTATAAAATCATTTTCATCTATAAAAGATAGTTGGACTCCTCAAACAGCGGCTTGGCTAGTTAGAATGCAGGAAGCCGGCCTTGAACTAACAGCTGAAGAAACAGCATATATCTTAGATGCTACAGAGCGTGCAATAAACAGTAGCAACGAGAATAAAGAAGATAGTGCCAACGAAGAGAAGACACCCTCAAATAGACCTAACATACAAGAAATTATGATAGAGCGAGCACATAAGGCCGCCGGCGATATTGATGAAGAATGGGACAACTATGTTAGTGGCGACATAAAAGCAAGTGAAAAGCCAAGGATACAGCAATTTTTAGCGGCACAGAATGTCCTCGCTCAACATGTTACTATTATTAAAGATCAATGGATTAAACAACAAAAAGAAATACAGGACGCTGTGAGCGGCACAGATGCTGATTTAAGCGAGGGGTATAGTTGCTATACCAAGACACAACAAAAGAATATGATCAACTACTGTGCGGCGATTATAGCAGAATTAGACGCCTATCATCAAAGTAAGAAGGCCAAAGTGGGCGTTAGAACTAAAAAAGCAGTGAGTCCTGAGAAGCAAGTATCTAAATTAAAGTTTCAACGCAGGGACAATGATCTTAAGTTAGAGTCTATAGAAGCGACGCGAATACTACGATCTAGTGAACTTTGGGTGTATAATACTAAGAATCGTAAACTACAATATTACGTTGCAGACGAATATTCTAAAACGTTCACAGTTAAAGGTACAAGTATATTAGGGTATGACACAAACAAGAGTTCTCAAAAGACTCTACGTAAACCAGCAGACACTCTCAAAGAATTACGAGGTGCAGGCAAACCTGACAGCCGCAAACTATTTGACACTCTCAAAACAACGTCAATAGCAGTTAATGGACGGTTCAACGAAAACTTAATCATTATTAAAGCAACCTAACTATCATTCTCCGATAAATAGTTGTAACGGAGAAAACAATGGCAGACTTAACTACATTAAAACAAGAAGTATTTACATACGTTGCTAATCGCTTAGGCGAAGGCATAGTTGATCTTGAACTAGACCCAACTCATTACGAGACAGCGTACGAAAGATCGCTTAACACATACAGAACAAGAGCACAGAATGCGTATGAAGAAAGTTATTCATTACTCACACTAGTTAAAAACCAAAATACTTATGTACTACCAGCTGAAGTTCAATCAGTTAGACAAGTTTTTAGACGTACAATGGGAGATAGTACAGGAGGACAAGGAACAAGTTTTGATCCGTTCTCATCAGCAACATTAAACGTTTACTTGCTTAACTATACTAACGCAGGTGGATTAGCAACTTTTGAAATGTATACGCAATACGTTGAAATGGCAATGCGTATGTTCGGCGGTTATATGAATTATAACTTTGCTCCAGTAACTAAACAATTAACAATAATGCGTGATCCTAAAGCATCAGGTGAGCAAGTTCTACTTTGGACATACAATCTTAAGCCAGAAACTATATTATTACAAGACATTGCTATTAAACAATGGATTAGAGACTTTACATATGCTGGCTCTAAGATGATTATTGGTGAAGCAAGAGAGAAATTTGCTACTATTGCAGGACCACAGGGTGGTACTCCGTTAAACGGGTCATCTCTAAAAGCAGAAGCACAAGCAGAGATGGACAGACTGATACAAGATCTAAGTATGTTTGTTGATCATAGTGAACCACTTAGTTGGGTTATCGGTTAATGAAAATTAACGAAATTATAACTGAAGGCATGGTATTTGCTAGAGTAGGTGCTGGCGGAACAGGCAAGGCTAAAGTTAAAATGAAATGGCGTTGCGACACAGGTAGTCGTGCAGGTCGAATAGTTGGATCACCACAACAATGCGGTAAGGCTATTGACACTAAAAGACGTGCG